GACTGATTATCGAACAGTTGGACCGTGACGCCAGTGTTCTGAAGACCTACAACTTCCGTGGGTGCTTCCCAACTAACATCGATCCAATCGATCTGTCCTACGATCCCGCAGCGGCAATCGAAGAGTTTGGTGTTACATTCCAAGTTCAGTACTGGGAATCCAATACGACTGACTAAAGTCGGAATAAATAAAGTAGGGGAGGGAATCGTCTCTCCCCTATTCTTATACTTGGAGAAATATTTTGGCTGACAATAGTTTAAAACTCTTTGGATTAGAGATTCGTAGATCCAGAAGAGAAAAAGAAAAAGAACAGCTTCCGTCTATTGTTCCGCCCTTAGATGATGATGGTGCAGGTTACATCACTGCATCAGGTAGCCACTACGGTTCCTATGTAGACCTCAGTGGGGAACAAGCTAAGGACGATAAAGACTTAGTTAAGAAATACAGAAACATCGCACAGCATCCAGAAGTAGACGCGGCGATTGAAGATATCGTTAACGAAGTAATCTCTGGCGAAGATAGCGTCGTGGAAATCAACTTAGACAAGGTTGATACTACTGACTCCATTAAGAATCAAATCAAAGAAGAATTTGACAAAATCACCGCCATGCTTGACTTCCAAAACTATGCTCATGATATCTTCCGCAGATATTACGTAGATGGAAGAATTTACCATCACTTGGTTGTAGATCCTGCACGTCCTCAGGAGGGTATTCAAGAGATCCGGCCGATTGATGCACTTAAGATCCGTAAAGTCAAAGAGATCAAGAAAGAAAAAGATCAGATTACAGGTGCTAATATTGTAAAGAAAGTAAATGAGTATTTCATTTACATGGAGCAAGATAACGTTGCTTCATATACAGCTGGTAACAAGAACAACAATGCTCTGAAGATCTCTCCAGACGCGATTAGTTATGTCACCAGTGGTCTCTTAGATGCTCAGAGAAAGAAAGTAGTATCCTATCTCCACAAAGCAATGAAGCCGATCAATCAGCTTCGCATGATGGAAGACGCACTGATTATCTACAGACTTGCACGAGCTCCTGAGAGAAGAATCTTCTATATCGATGTGGGTAACTTACCTAGAGGTAAAGCAGAACAGTATCTGAAAGACATCATGACTCGCTACAGAAATAAGCTTGTCTATGATGCCAGTACCGGTGATTTAAAGAACGATTCCAAACACATGTCTATGCTTGAGGACTTCTGGCTGCCTCGTAGAGAAGGCGGTAGAGGGACCGAGATCACCACCCTTCCTGGAGGACAGAACCTTGGAGAGATCGATGACATCGTGTATTTCCAGAAGAAAGTATTCAAAGCACTCAACGTTCCAATTGGACGAATCAATCCAGAGGAACAGGCTGGAGGAATCCTAGGTAGAACGTCTGAGATTACACGTGATGAGTTTAAGTTCCAAAAGTTCGTAGGTAGACTGCGTCGCAGATTCTCTGAGCTGTTTTACAACATTCTGAGAAAGCAGCTTCTCCTCAAAGGTATCATCACCGAGGATGATTGGGAGTCTTGGAAAGGCGATCTGTTCGTTGACTATATCACGGACAACTACTTTGCAGAACTCAAAAACGCCGAAATGCTGAGAGAGCGAGTCAATATGCTTCGTGAGGTTGAACCGTATCTCGGCACATTCTACTCAAAGGAATGGGCACAGAAGAACGTTTTGATGTTAACTGATGACGACATCAAGGCAATGAACGATCAAATTGAACAAGAGAAAAAAGACGGTGAAATTCCGGATGAGGAAGAAGAACCAGAGATTTGATTAAAAACAAAATTATTATAAATAAAATCACGAAATAATTATAAGGACTTTACCATGGCTGAAGATATTGATAATTTTTTGAATAATGTCACGAACAAGAATTTTTCAGAAGCTGGGAAGCAATTCTCAGATATGATTAGTGCACGACTTGCTGATCGCCTTGAATCTCACAAGGCACTGATCGCAAACCAAGTATACAATGGCATTGATCCTGAAGAAGTCGAAGACGAAGACTTTGAGGATGAAGCTGAGGAACAGCCAGAAGAAGAGTCCTAGGAAGAAGTAGAGACAGATGAAGACGTTTAAAGAGTTTGCCAAAAACATTTCCCCTCGAGGTCATAAGATCGTCAAGGTCTTGGACATGAAAGGAGGAGAGGTTATGGTCACTCAAGACCAAAAGGGTAAGTTTAACGTCATGTTTGATAACCAGGTTATCGACACGCTGCGCTCTAAAGGAGAAGCAATGAAGGCTGCTAAGAACTTTGGCAGCATGATGGGTAAAAGGTAGATTCAAATGAAGCTGATTACAGAACACACGGAAGAAGTTTCTTACATCGTCGAAGCTAAAGAAGACGGTACTAAGAACTATGTGATTGAAGGTATCTTTGCCCAAGCGGAACAGAAGAACCGCAACGGAAGAATTTATCCAAGACCAATCTTGGAAAAAGCAGTTTCTAAGTATGATAAGGAACAGGTACAAACCCAGCGTGCAGTAGGTGAGCTGAATCACCCTGCGGGTCCTATCATTAACTTAGATAAAGTTTCTCATCGCATTACCGAATTAAAGTTTGAAGGTAATAACGTGATGGGGAAAGCACTTATTCTTGATACACCGAATGGTAAAATCGTGAAAGGTTTGTTAGACGGTGGAGTTAAGCTAGGTGTTTCAACTCGTGGTATGGGAACTCTTGAGAATAAAGGTGGAGTCAATATGGTCAGAGATGACTATGTGATGAACACCGTGGATATCGTTCAAGATCCATCTGCACCATCGGCTTTCGTTAATGGGATTATGGAAGGTGTTGAGTGGATTTGGAATAACGGTGTCTTGGAACCTCAAGAAATTGAAAAAATTGAGACTGAAATTAAGAATGCTTCTAAGTCCGATCGCTCTGCGGTTGAGATGCGGGAGTTTAAGAATTTCCTCTCTAGATTAAATTTTTAACAGGAGATGAATATGTCCGATAAAGAACTTTATGAAGACATCGAATCTGTTGAAGAAATGGTCGTGGATCCAGATCCTGAAGAGGAACATGAAGCTCCGGCCGAAGACGCAGCAGAAGGCGATGAAGAAGTCTCTGAAGCAATGCACAAAGGCGTAGCACCTGAACTTGACGGTGCGAAGGCTGCTGAGGACGATGCCGCTAAGATTAAAGCATCGGCCCCAGCGCAAGCTAAAGCTCCAGGCGGCGTGGCTACCAAAGGTGACCCAATGCCTAAGACTAAAGCTGGCATGATCAATGCAATGTACGGTAAGATGAATGCTATGAAGAAGCAAGATCTCATGGCTGCTTACCATAAAATGATGAATGCTATGGCTCATCCTAATAAAAAGAATGATGACATGGATGAAATGGATCATGGTAAAAAGAAGCTGATGGCTATGGCTCACGGCAAGAAGAAGATGGAATCTGTAGAGATTGATTTCTCTGCTGATCTTGGCGCTCTTGTTGAGTCAGAAGCAACACTTTCAGAAGGATTTAAAGATAAGGCAGCAGTTATTTTTGAAGCTGCTATCAAATCTAAGCTTTCTGAAGAAGTTGATCGCATTGAATCTGAGCTTCAGGAAGATTTTGACGAAGAGCTGAAGACTACTCGTGAAGAAATGATCGAGCAGATCGACGGTTACATGAACTACGTTGTAGAAAAGTTCATGGAAGAGAACAAGTTGGCAATCGAAAACGGTATTCGTACCGAGATCGCTGAAGACTTCATGACTAAGCTGAAGGACCTCTTTACTGAGTCCTACATCGAAGTTCCAGAGTCCAAGGTTGATCTGGTTGACGAACTCTCTGAGCAGGTTCAAGATCTCGAAGCGAGACTTAACGAAACCACCGAAACTGCTATCGAGCAAAGCAAAGTTATGGAAGAACTCCAGCGTGATGCTATCATCCGTGAGCACTCCCGTGACCTGGCTGAAACTCAGGTAGAGAAGTTGAAGTCCTTAGCTGAAGATATTGATTTCGAAGATGAAGAAACTTTCGCATCGAAGGTTGCTACCATCAAGGAATCTTACTTCACCAAGAAAAAAGTAACGGTTGCAGAAGAAGCCGTTGACGAAGCTGTTGAGGAAGAAGTTTCCGACTCCATGGCCCGTTACGTTTCTGCAATTAAAAGAACCCATAAAGAATAAAAGAAAGAAGGTGTAAAGATATGACTCCTACAGTATCTTACGATAAACTCGTAAAGAAGTGGGCTCCAGTACTTAACGAAGAAACCGCTGGTCCTATTTCTGACTCCTACCGCAGACAGGTAACTGCTGCTATCCTGGAAAACCAGGAAGTCGCAATGCGCGAAGAAGCTCAGCAGGGCTCCTTCGGCATGATTAACGAGTATGGTACAGCTGCTACCAACTCCGCTAACTTCGACCCAGTACTGATTTCGCTGGTTCGTCGTTCCATGCCAAACCTGATCGCATACGACGTATGTGGTGTACAGCCAATGACCGGTCCTACCGGCCTGATCTTCGCAATGAAGTCTCGTTACAGAACCACTCGTGGCGGCGCTACTGCTGGTAACGAAGCTCTGTTCGACGAAGCTCTGACTAACTTCTCCGGTG